CTGCTGTTGTGGTTGTGTCATCTGCTGTGCGGCTCGCGTAGCCAACTCACTACCGCCCGCTGCCATTGCTTGCTGACCGGCTTGCATCATCATCTGCTGTTGCATTTGTTGCTGCATTTCTGCCTCTGATCGGACAGCATCCGGTAGGTTAAGCCCATAAAACGCCTTGCCTAATAATTCAGTCCATTTCACATAGCTAAGAACATCTGGCGGCATCCCTTGTAAGAACTGGAGAGCCGCTTGAACTTTGGTGACATCCTGTTCGCGGCCAAGCGCCTCAAGGCCAGTAAGGATCGTAGGTTCGATCATTCCGTCCGGCCAATTTGGTAGCTGGTTGTTTGCCTTCATTTGTATGATCAATCGCTGCAAACGTGTTTGCTGCATGGTTTGGTTTAACTGCGAGTAAACGCCACCCAATGCGCCCTCAAGCTCTTCTTGAGATCGTTGGATTTCGTATGCAGTTGTTCGCTCACTGTCTCTAACAGTCGATGACCCTAGCAAGAACGCAAAGCCTAGCTCGCGTGATTGTCTGTCTAGTTCAGCCGCTGTGATCTGTAGTCCATTGCCGTTTTGGAATTGCAACATCATTACGTCTTCAGGGTTGCCGACAATAATGTCGCCATTATCAGCTTGCGCTAAACGCCGTCTCAAGTTGAGACCCCCCGCTGCATTCGGGCGAATCATAGTGACGTTGCGGCTTGCCATCGCTGCACCATCCAGCATCGATTTACTGAGTGCATCAACACCGCGAAAATCGGGCAGGTGTTCTTCGACTTTACCTCGCCCGTAGTCTTCACCGATGACGTTAGTCCATGTAAGGGCGTTGTAAGGTAGCATGTCGAAGATGCCGTCCGAGTTTGGCACCTTTTCTTTGTTTACTTCTTGATAACTTTTATATGTCCCATCGTTCAGCAGCATCGTGTGTGTCAGCAATTGCACACGGTCAGCGCTATAGTCTTCCGCTGTGACCATAGATTTTATCTGTTCCGGTAAACTTTCCGGACTGAGATATTCCTCAGTTATAATCTCACGAACACGCCCTTGCATATCCCGCGAAACAACAAACTGATCCAGACGGAACACACGCATGGTGTTATCCGGCATCATCATCTCAAGAGCATTTCCGGTTACGATAAGATATTGTAAGACAAGGTTAGTAACCGGACGCCACTCTTTCCGCTCGATCTCAGCTTGGATAAGTTGTTCGGATAGGATCAGTCCCTGCTCGATGTCTTTGTCTACAGACATGTCGCCGTTCTGGATGCGAACTTCTGGCGGAATATCCAGCTTAAATGATGGCTTACCGGGTGGGTACATAGCCACCATCAAGCGGCTCGCCAAGGAAACCACAGCCCTCGCGCCCAAGCCTTGGTAAGGCTCAGGCAACATGGTCGCATCGCTATGACCTTCGGGCGGCATAAGAGCCGGTATGGTCAATTCAGCGCATTCACGGGCGCGACGAAGGAACGGATCACGCTTACGTTTTAACGCTTCATAACGACTGAGGGCTGATTGCTCCATTAGCTACTCGTATTTGTGTTTACACCTGTTCCAGACTGATTGCTGGTCAAAGGTATTTGGAGAGTTGAACGAACAGACCGAGCCCGATTCCGTTTACTTTTAGCATCAATGTACGCCTCGGCCTTTGGTAGATTCGCCGAACTTGCGCTGGGTGGCGTAGGTTCAGGAGGAGGTGGAGGCGGAGGAGGTGGAGGCGGAGGCGGTGACGGGCTGCTCATGCACATTTATTGTTCCTTCTTTGTATCGATATAATAAGTAAAAGGGGTGTCCGTACGGCCCGTGAGGCACAGGCGTCGGGCTCATCTCAAACCCACAAAACTTTAACCAGCTTATGGATTTTCTGTTTCGGTGGTCGACGTAGTTGTAGATCACTCGATGTGGTCCTTGTAGAACGTCTACCCAAAATCGACATTCTCGCAGAAAACGATCCGTGAAATTTTTGAGCAGATCGTCGCTTGCAAGCATCCAAACAACAGCGTCGAGAGACACACCAAACATTGCTATGACATTTTCGTGGTCATCGAGGATTGTGTATGTCTGATAAAAGTCTGGTCGAGCAAAGGGGCGCGACAGAATAACAAGCGGATGGTCGGCAGACGACACGGCTAACTCATCTAAGTCAGCTTGCCTGAGTTTAAGTGATAACTCAAAAGCGTCGGTTAACCGTGATTGTCTGACGTATCCCATCAAACATCTTCTTGATCACGAAACAGAGCTACCATCTCATCGATTAACTCACGTTTCCCAGCATACCGTTGGTGTTCTTCTTCACTTTCGCCAATGTTTTTACATCGTGGCGGGTAAGTAAGATTTAACTGATTGATTAAATCTTTAGATAAAACGGGGATGGCGAGATCATCTGGTAGGGCAGAAGCCTCATTTATATCGTCCATGAGGCTCCTTTAAACTCGTCAGTTTTTTTACAATTTTTACAAATCCGGTGAAATTGATGCTGAGACGCAAACACTCGTTGGCATGATAGGCACTTTCTTTTTGCCGGTATCAGGCGAGTTGACTTAGGTTTACTGTTGTAATTTGTGTGAGATTGCATGATGGGTTCTACTCGCATTCTTTTTGGCCGGTGTTGGGGTCAATATAACAGGCTTCGGCTTTTGGTTCTTCGTCGGTCACCTCATTTAGGATGCCATAGCGTTTACCAGCGGCACGAAATGTGGTGATGCCCTTTGCACCTGACTTCCAAGCTGTCAGATACAAGTCTTTAAATTCGTCGTACGTGACATCGTCGCCGACATTGCATGTTTTTGAGACAGCGCTGTCCATATATCGCGAGGCCAACGCCAGAATGTCGACATGCTCTTTAGCGCTTATTTCGTTTGCCGTCCTGCTGGCAACGCCTCGACGATAGGCGTAGTCCTCAACCCTCTCAATCTGATGTCCATTAAATTGCTGAATTGTTCGGTCATAGAACAATGCAAACGGCGGCTCGATGCCGGACGATACGTTGTCGGCAGTCAAACTGATTGTTCCGGTGGGCGCAATACTTAGAAGATGGCTGTTTCTAATACCATTCTTTTCAATTTTCTCACGCACATAAGGGCTTAAGGTTTTTACAAATCCGCCTTTGATGTATTTTTGTTTATCAAATAGCGGAAAGCTGCCTTTCTCTCTTGCGAGATCAGAACTTGCAGCATAGCAGCCGTCTCTCAGTGTCTTAAATATTTTATTTGCTAGTCTGGTAAATGCTGTACTTGCATACGGCTTTCCACACATTTCCAGCGCATTCGCCAGCGCTGTGACGCCAAGGCCCATGCGACGTTTACTTTCAGCCTCAACCTTCTGCTGTTTCAGTGGGTAGATGGTTCTATCGATGACGTTGTCCATCGCCCGCACAACAACCGGTATGTCCTTCTGGAACTGATCGAAGTTAAATCGCTTGGTCTCTGCATCTACATATTTAACCAGATTAAAGGAGCCTAGTAGGCAAGCGCCATATGGAGGTAAAGGCTGTTCGCCGCACGGGTTCGTGCATTCGATTTGTTCACAATAATAAAGATTGTTCATTTTTTGAATCGTGTCGATGAACAAAACACCGGGTTCAGCCCAGTCCCACGTTGACCGCATGATCATATCCCAGAGAGCAACCGGATCGATCTCTTCGTAGACCTTTCCATTGTAGCGGAGTGGGAACTTTTTGTGTTTCTGGAGACAATCCATGAACTCGTCAGTAATACCGACTGAGATGTTAAAGCCTGTTAGAAAATTTTCGTTATGTTTAGCTGTGATGAAACGCTCGATGTCGGGATGATCCACCCTCAAAACGCCCATTTGAGCGCCACGCCTGTGGCCGCTTGAAGCTATGGTCTGACAAACCGCGTCAAATATTTGCATAAATGAGACGGGTCCAGAGGCTTTGCTCTCTAGACTTTTGATCATGTCGCCTCGCGGTCGTATCCGACTGAAGTCATAACCAATGCCACCGCCTCGACGCATTGTCTCAGCGGCTTCTGTCGCCTTGGACATGATGCTGTCCATCGAGTCCTCAATAACACCGCTGACAAAACAGTTATAAGCTGTAGTTTCGCGGACGCTGCCCATTGCATTTTGGACCCTGCCAGCCGGTAGAAATCTCATGTAACGCAAGATGTCTTTAAAATTTTCAAAGTGGTCAGCGTTGTCTTTAAGCGCGTCTGATATTCGCACGATCTTTGAATAGAAATCCTCGCCCGTCTGCCGGTACTTTTGAGTGTCAATCTCTTCTGAGATCGGAAGAACCATTCCATAATGTTGGTTACTTTTCATTTTTATACTCCTCAATTATAGCGTTCAAATACCACCTCGCTTTTTTAAGGTCCGTTTCCGGCGATGCTGGGTTTTTTTCTTTGTAGCGGCTGACGTATTTGATGACGTTTCCAATGCAGTATCCGTCGAACTGCTCTGGTGTAAGCACGGCTTTGATGTAGTCAATGGTTTCAATTCCGCCTTTTCGGTAGTGTGCTGGGTTGGTTTCATCCATACGGGTTTGATTGGATGCCATAGACGTATCTCTCCTGTATCAAAATTATAATCTTCGGCTCTTAATATTCGGCTCAGACGAACCATCGTTATTGCTTGGGCTTCGTCGCCAAACGCCTCGACAACAGCACCCCAGCATCTTCTGGCGTCACCGTGTTGTTCGATGATGCGCTGGGCTTTGACCGGGCCAATGCCCTCAACACCGGGATAGTTATCGGTCCTATCTCCCATCAAGGCTTGCATAAAAACTTGCCGGTCGGCAGCAGCTTTACTTATTCGCAAAGGTCTCCGCATTTTACTGGGGTTCAGCATTTTTCCGGGTATCGTCATCATGTCCTTGTCGATTGACACAACGACTGGATCAGACAGTGTTGTTGATCCGGCAAGCACACCCATGACATCGTCAGCTTCCAACCCGTCGTACTCCGCGATCCTGTGCTTCTCGCGGATGTGATCGAGAGCCGTCGTCAGAGCCGCTGGTCTCTCTCCGGTTCTGTTCGCTTTGTACTCTGGATATACATCATGTCGGAAATATCGGTGACTGGGGTCCGACATGCAGCAAATCGACGTTCCGGCTTTTGCCTTCTGCATCCACTCTTTGATCAAATGGTCGACTGTGGTTTTGACAGCGATAGGATCGTGGTCGGTGTCGTCGTCTAAGGTGTGACCAGAGAGAAATATCGAGCGATAAGCAATTATGTCGGCATCAATCAAAGCGACAGTCATCAGTGTGTCTCCCACCAGTTGTTTCCAATTGCGTAAGTCCCAGACAATGGACATTTCATGTCCAGCCGCTTTGCCGCTTCAGTAATACTGTTGGCAAATAACTGCCCAACCTCATCCGCTCGTTCTTTGCAGACCGACAACTGAACCTCATCGTGTACATTAGCAACGTAGTTGAAATTCACTGGATATCCGTCGACAACAAATCCAGACTTCACGGCTAAATCATAGTGGAAGACTATGAGGGCTTTCTTCATGACAATGGCCCCGGTCGATTGCAGTAAAAAATTTAATGCTGAGTGTTCAGACTTTATTGCAATCTGGCGACCATCAATCGACTTAAACCAGCCAGCATTTGAACGCTTACGAATTGCATCAGACAGCTTGCCTAGTCCGGTGATGCCCTCGTTCATTCGAGAGCGTATCTCTTTGCCGTCTTGGACAGCGCCGCCGCTCTCCCTCGCTATCTGCGCCAGCTTGCGATCAGACGCACCATACAAATAAGCGTATTGCATGGTCTTTGCGTTGTCGCGAGTAGGCAACTCGCACAGCTTTTGTGTTCTACTGTGAACGTCTGTTCCGTCTTCTTTATTACCGTGGACAAGAGCGTCTGCGTAGGCCCCCTCGTCCCAGAAGGCTAAGTAGTGGGCGAGACAGACAAGCTCCAGCGCGTCAGCGTCACATCCAACAAGAACCTGACCTTCGTCTGCAATCCAGACCTGACGCATTCGTTCATCTTTTTTGTCGACTTGCGCCATGTTCGGACCCCAGTGAGAACACCGATGCGTGGCTGTTCCAATCGTGTTCACACGACCATGCACTCGACCGTCTCGTTCAAGCTGTAGCCAACCTGAGTTTCCATCCGATAACTGCCCCAGCATCTTCTGAAGTCTGAAGTATCGGCTCAGTTGTTTTGCTTCAGGATAATCTAAGGTCTCCAGTATTTTTTCATCGACCTTCGGTATGCCGGTTGCCGTGTATTTTTTTGGCTTCCAACCATAGTCCTCGATCAAGCGCTCACCAATCATCTTACGTGAGCCGGGGTTGAAGGGCTCAATTTTATCCTTCAGTCTACGGCCAGTCTTATCGCTCCATCGCTCGATAACCTTTGGCTCCCAACGCTCGACCAGTTGATCCTCGATGTCCCTGATCTCTTGCCGAAATTCAGCAGCCAAATTTTCAGCTTTTTTAAGATCGATGCGGAACCCGTGTTGTTCTTGCAAGTGCATAACGTGCGCGAACAGGTGTTCGTCTTTGAGAGACTGTGGGAACTCGTCTCGATATAGATCGGCGAAGACAGCTTCGGTGACCTCGACATCTCGCTTGCAATACGCTGCCATATCAGAAGTAAAATTGGAGAAGTCTGAATGCTCACCTTTCGGGAAACCTAGCTCTTCTCCAAGGGCCGAGAGAGAGTGTGTACGCTTCTCTGAATTTCGGAAACGGCTTGCCAAAAGCGTGTCATATATTCGGTCGATGGGTAGGACTGCTTCTCCAAAAAATCGAACGATAGCTGGTCGGTCGAAGGCCAATCCGTTGTGAAAGACGCAGAGGTCTGCTCCAGCCAATCGGCTGATTCCCTCAGACAACGGGCGGTATCCTCGATGGTCTGCATAAATACTAACTCGGTCACTCTGGTACTCCTTAATCGCTAAACAGTGAATATTGTCTCTCGTCTTTAATTCCGGCAGTAGGCCGGTCGTCTCGATGTCGGCTATCAGAATCTTCATTGCGATGCTCCAATCGATGGCAATTGGCACATAGCATTTCGCACTTTGAGAACTCCTCTAAGACCTGCGACCATGAGTGGTCTGTTAGGTTGGAAACCCTCAATGAAAACTTTTTTTGACTGGGGTCTTGATGGTGAAAATCGAAGACCTCGATGGGATAAGACTTCTGACATTTGAAACATTTGCCGCCTCTCGCGTTTACTAGTTTTGCTTTAAGTTTCTTTCGTATTCGACGGCGTCTTTCCGTCGAAGTCATCACCAAAGTGATCAGGCACCTCAGTAAGGCGTCCGGTCTCCGAGTTGAAAGCCAGTGTACCCATGTCGCCGGTTACGCCCGCGTATCGGTTCTTTAAACATGTCACCTCTAGTTCGTTGTCACCGTTAGTCATATCTCTTGAGACGCTTACAACCGCGTCTGCTAAATGTGCGATTGCTTGTGATCCACGAAGGTGAGACAGGTAGACCTTCTCGCCACCTTCATGCCCTTTCTCCGACTGACTGCGTCGAAGGTGTGAGACGACAAACAGACACACGTTTGTCCGCTCACAGAATGACCGAAGCTCAGTCATCGTGTAGTCGATTGCCTTACGCTCGTCACCGCCGACTAGGCTCTCGGCTTCAAGACCAGAGACGAGAATGGATAAGTGATCGAGAATGATTATCTCGACACCGAGAGCGGCGACCATGTAATTAAGTTTGCGGATCAAGTTTTTAGAATCGATTGATCCAAAGTGGTCGTATAGGAAAAAGTTGCCTGTACCTAATGTGGCATCGAATGCAGACTTTTTGTCAGCAACGGTAGCGTCGTTCGGAAGATGCAGCGGAAAGCCCGCCGCAATAGACATCAGTCTTTGGCCGGTCCTTCCGATACTTTCTTCCAGAGCGACGTAGCCCACCTTTTTACCTTGCTCAACACCGAATTGATGAGCGATCTCGCAGCAAATAGTAGACTTACCAACGCCGCTACCGGCAGTAATAACAAGTAGCTCGCGAGGACGAGCGCCGTAGAGGCAAGAGTTCCACTTGCTCCACGGATACGGCGAACCACTTTCGAGAGTTCTGGACACTTCATTCCAAATTTCCTTTCCATTGATGATGCCGTCTGGGCGCACTTTCTGTGCGTTGAACACGGCGGTTGATAGCTCTTTGACCATCCCCGCCATCAGCATCTCGCTGGCATCTTTGAGTGTCAGACTGGCAATGGATGCCTTACCGGGCGTTAAAATATCACTGACGTTTCGGGCCGCGTCTTGGCCTTTGTCGTCCATGTCGAACATGAGGACGACCTCATCGAAGCCTTCAACAAACTCGATATTTTTTTTAATGGCTGTTACGGCAGAAGCCGCCCCAGAAGAAATGGAAACGACCGGCCAGCGGCAGTCGGAAATCTCCGCATAGCTCAGGGCGTCTATCTCACCTTCTGTGATGACGAGACGCTTACCCGGTTGCCAAAGATGCTGTCCGAATAACTGGACATTACTGTGGTTACCGACAGTGTAAAAATCTTTGTCAGCAGTCCGCATCTTCTGTGAGACGATCTCGCCTGACTGCGAGCGGTACTGCGCTATTTGTACTTTTTTACCTTTGTGGTTGCCCCAGCCATACTGAAATTTTTGGCAAACCCGGTCGCTGATCTTGCGGTCTCGTATGCCACGAATGTCGACATCTATTAAATGCTCACTACGCTTCGGTGGGCGTATGTCATCGTCGGTTTTAAGAGGCGTCCATGTGTGACAACTGAAGCACCATGTATGATCGTGGTAGCGGCTAAGTGCGTCAGATGAGGGGCAATCAGGACAAGGTAGGTGTGTTTCGAGTGCTTTCTCTGTATCTAATTCGTATTCCATGTTTCTCGTTCTTTTCCGCGAATCGTTTACTGGCGACAAGAACAACGACTTGATCATCGTCGTCCCAAAATTTTTCTGCCTGTGTCATCGAGTCGAGTGGGCCTTTTACAAAATTGTCCACATCGCCACGAGGATGTCTGCGTTTGCTGCTTTTACTTTTGCGTACGATAAATTCGAGTTCGGCTTCTATCGGACCTGTCAGCTTTCGCGTGGGCTTTACGTCCAAAAGACAATGACGCATCGCCCTGCGAAAGCTCTCGTATCGCTTACCGTAGTGCGTACCCCAGCGAGACACGCGAGGACGGGAAGCCGGAACAGGTTCAACTTCAAAGAAGAACTCAAAAACGTCAGGCGAAGTCTGGCTCTGCGAACTCATCGACTTCCGCCGATACATAGCCGTCGATCTCATCCCAATCGTGGGAATTACTCGACTGCATGTTTCGTTTTTCGACCAACTGAACAGCGGCAAGCTGACAGCTTATACCTTTGTTTGTTCGACCAAGGTCATAGGCCGACAGGTGAAACTTCGCCCTGATGAGATCACCAGATCGAGGCTCTTGTCCTTCGATCAAAGGCTTTGCCGGTTTGTCACAGTCGTAATAGGGCGGTCGGAACTTCGTCTTGCAGGTGACCATCCACTTTCCGTGGAAGTCGTCTTTGTCGAAGTCGTCACCATCCTTCATAGGATAGCGGAGGTTCTTTGGTAGGTCAGACCATTCCGCCTTAGCGGCTGTCTCACAGGATTTTTCCAACTGTTTGATGAAGTCGTCATGCTCTCCGTTCTTTTCGAGAAGCAAGCTAACCTTATACTTTCCGTCAGAATACTGCTGGCCTTCATCCGGTTGTGCGAGATGCGCGTATGCCGCAATCACGACAGGTGATGTCAAGCTAATCTTTTCTTTCTTTGCCATTCTTCAGTGTCTCCGTATTGATTTCACTGTACTTGCTGCTGCGAGAGCAGCGGTAAAAAACTCCTCGTCATCGATGTTTGAGAGGAACAGAAGATAGTGGATGTTGACGGGGAGTTGTTCCTCACAACTTGCAAAAACCTCAACTGCAAACTTAACAATTTCGTAGCATTCCTCATCTGTGAGATATACTTTACGTCTGCCGTAAATGTCTTCCAAGAGTTCTGACAGAGTAGTGTTAAGGTCACTGTGCATCAAGAGAAAAAATAAGGCGCGTTTAGAACTTTACGGACATCAAAGTCACCTTGCGGTGGTGGCGGTGGTAACTCGATGGGGCTGTTGTTTTGCACGTAGCGGTAGAAGCCATCCTCTAGCCAGTTCTCTCTGAACATTTCAAAAGCTACCTGTCGTATGACATCGCGTAGTTCGTCAACGTGCCGGTAGTGAACAGCGAAGCTGTCATGGATTGTTGAAAAGCTATGGATACCACGCTCGTATAACTCGTTGACGACCATCTGCAAGAGAGATGCGTCAACGGAGTGAATTACGTTAGGGCTGCTGCCCAAGACCTGTTTACGTCGATCCAGACCGCCACCCTCATGCTGGCTCCACAGATAATATGATCCCATGACGGTTCGTACGTCACTGTGCGTTATTGACCAATACGATTGCTGGACTAGAGATTTTGCCGGTGTGCGCCATCGTAGCGGTCGATCCACCGCCGCCAGCGCAGCGGCGATTTCTTGAAACCATGTCATTATCGGACGCGAAGCAACGACAGTTTGCTCTAGCGCTGTCATTAGATGGTCACGTAAGTATCGAGCGTTTTCTAATCGACCACCCGCAAGATTTTCCGTGAACCCATCCTCGATCAACTGATCTTGAATACCTCTCGGCGTCACACCGTAAGGCGTCGTCATACACGCTCGTTTACAGACCTTCCTGTCAATCTCACCAGCCCACCGCATAGCAACCTCATCGCCAGCAGCCGCGTCTTGACTGACCAACTGAGCAACAATGTCCGCTGTCGTTTGGTAAATGTCATAGCGTTGTGGATCGTCAGAACAATTCGTCAGTCGAGCCCCTGTTTCGTCTCGGCCTAACAATGACAAAATTTGTAAACCGTTGTTACTGCCGTCCTGATGACAAGGCTGGTAGCTCTGGTACATCTCCGGGTTGTCGGTGCGAGTAGCCGCTACGAACTCGACGGCAGCGGCATAGAACTCTAGCTCTTTCTCAGCCGTGGCCCAGAACCTTTCGCCGTCCACAGGATCGTCAACGCTGTCACAGATCAGATCGTAGTGGCTGTCTACCCAAGTCTGCATGTCTTCAAACGTCAGCTTGTCTTCACCATAACTGTTAGCCAGCTTGACCTTCATCCAGAATAAACCACGCGGACCAATCGGCTCGCTAAGGGCAAACTCCAGCAAACCTCTCGCAACACTGTCGCCTTGTGGATTTAAGTCCGGCGGGATCGGATACAGGCGTGTGCGGGTGTCAATCTTCTGAGGAAAGCAGAACCGTTGATACCGGCTGTCCATCAGTTCTTTCGCGATGTTGATCTTGCGGAGGGCGGACTCGCGCTTACTGAAGTCACGGCTGTTCTGTTTGTGGACTTTAACACGCTCGTACTTATGTTCCGCACGTTCAACCTTCGTCATACTGTCCCACTCGTCATCACTCTTTCGAGCGGGTAGGGGAATGGGATCACTGTCCGGAATGTTTTTAAATAAGCTGGTGGGTTGCTGACGGCTTGTCAGCAGAAGATCAAAGGCTTTGCGATTGATCTGATACCATACGCTGCCTACGCGGTCACACGCATCGAGTGTCTCTTGCGACATGGGGTTATGCAGATCAGCGGTGTGCTTGTAAATACCACCACGGATAAAATCGACCGGCGTTCGTAAATAGCCACCGTGGTAACATTCGTCTTTTACGGACCAGAACCAACTGCGTGGCTTGACCAGCATTGGTCGAAGGACGGGTGAATTTACTTCCAAGAAGCTGCTGGTGTCCTCGATCATTTGACGACACAGGTCTGTCAGGAACACCTGTCGTTCTGTCTTTCCCCCTATCTGCACATACTGTAATTCAAAGTAGCCGCCGCCATGCTCGATGAGGACATCGAGGAGTTTAGCTCCAATGTGTATTTTCTCTTCTCTCGACCACGACAAGGTTTGTATCTCATCGATCTTACGCCGCCACGATGACCACTGACGCGGGTTCATATTTTTTGCCCGTTGCATCATGAGCTTTGCTGCGTTTGGCACGGCGTCCATCTCGTTACAGACTTCCAGCCACCGCTCGTACTCCGTCTGCATCTTCACCGCACTGCCGATTTCGATGCACAGGTTAGTCGCCTTACGACCGCTGGTCTTGTCGGTCATTCGGATATTGAGAGCCGCTTTGATTGACAGAAAAGCTAACTTGTCAGCCGGTACTTGTATGATCATCCACCACCACTTCGGTCGGACTCCTCGACCGGCGTTAGGTATACCTTCAAGTGCTTCGGCTCTCGCGTCTTCCATTGGCCTAACCAACGACTGCATCAGGTCAATAAATATGCGGCGACCGGGCTCCGTGTCTGTTAGGCTGGTGTCTCTTTGAGGACCGCCGTGTCCGTGTGTTTTCAATAGAGACGCTCGATACTTCTCGATGCCTCGCTCGGCACCGCTGATCTCCATCTCAAGCTGGGCTCTCTCTTCCTCGGTCGTTAGCTTTTCACGTAACTGTGCAAGTTGTTTACCAATGTCGCTCATTCCACAACCCTTCGCTTAACTTTCTGACGTAACCAGAGTAACGCAAAGATTAGTATTAAAGCTGGCTGAATGATGACAAACACCCAGATGTTTAACGCTTCATATGTCATGCCCGTGTAAGCGCATATGTCTTTTAAGATACCCACACACCACCAAAACATAGCTACGACAGTCTGCTCTGGTAAAAAGAAATTGAGGAACTTTTCGACTATCATACGTGCGCTCCATTCAAGATATCGACAGCCCGCTGCGACTCATCTTTCCTGACAAGATGGGCGTAGCGTTGAGTCATCTGAGTGTCTGAGTGTCCAAGCAGATAGCTGATTGCTTGTAAGCTCATGCCGTTCTGAGCGAGCCTCGATGCAAACGTGTGTCGAAAGCAATGCGGCGTGAACTTACCAAAGCGTTCGACAAGATGAGGCTGATTTAAGTTAGCCCGTTCGATTGCTCGATTGATACCCTTCGTCGCGTAGCCGCGAGGACGCTGTGGGTTTGACGGACTGGGGAAAACAAACGGGCTATTCGAGTGCTGTCGATAGCGTCTCTGAAGTATCTCTCGTAGCCTGTCGGTTAGACCAAGGTGTCCTTCGTTTCCAACTTTTGATCGATACAGGTTCATGCCCGTCCAGCCCTGTGTATCAACACAATGCCATAGCATCGATGTGCATTCGCTGTAGCGACACCCGGTGTCGATCAGTGTGACGGTTAGGTCGTACTGGTCATCGAATTGTTGTTGCCTGAGAGTACCTATTCGATCCTTGTACTTAGCGACACCAGACATCTCTCGCCTTGGGTCTAGCTCCTTCAGCAACAGCGGCTCTTCTCCAGATAATAGGTAACGTGTCTTTTCTGCCACCTTTTTCTTGAGTCCCTTGAAGGACTGATTAGGGGCTACGTCATAACCAAGGTCTCGCGACTGATTGTAGACACTGATCAGGAACGTCGTCAGGTTGTTAACGTAAGACTGGCTATGATCCGTAAGGAACGCTCTTTGCGCTCTCGTGATCAAGCCTCGATCTAGCTGGCTGATGGTGAGATGCGAAGGCCAGTGACCCGATAGCCATCTCTGAAAGGACTTTTGATTTTTCACATCAGGCTTGTCTTGAGCTTCCGCCGTATCGATGCACTCTTGGATAACGGTAGACAGCAAAGGGTCATCTCTGACCCCTAACTGTTCTGCATTAAGTAGCTTGTTGGATAGCTGCCTCGCCACCAAACGAGCCTCAGACTTATCTCGTCTCTTGGTCGAACCACGCTTGTAGTCGACCACATGCCCACGGCTATTAAGCAAAGGTATTTTGTAATACCAGTACGGAGAGTTGGGATGACGATAAACCTCAACAGCCATAATTGATCACCTTGATTGCTTCACTTTGGTCCATTTGTATACGTGTCCTCTTAAGTTACTTAAGTTTACTAATTAGGGGGATGCGGATAAGCATCCATTCTTAGGACTGCTAAAAGCTCTGGTTGGCGGAAGATTTCTTAAGATGACTTAAGTCCCTTTGCCCCGCAATAGCTGTCGCTAAAAAACACTTAAATAAAACAACAAGATAAAGAGACACAATTGAAACCAGATTCCGTAGTCTCCGTACCGACAATATCCTGTTCCTTTAGTTGGTGTCTTCATCCAACACTCCTTCAGTAGTCGTTAAAAAATCACTGTATATCATCTCTGTCTTTCTCGTCAATCTTGACCCGGCGGTAGCTGCCTTTGCCACGCTTTGGACGGACTTTCGTTTGTCTAAAGTGTCTTAAGACAGCCGCTGCCGGGTTACGTCTCTTAGGTGTCTGACGTTTTCTCAAGATAATTGTCTACCGCTGTTCGGATCACTTCAGCTTTGCTTGATCTAGTGGATCGAGCCAGCGCTTCGACCTTCTGGTACTGGGTTGTTGTCATCAGCAAGTGCATCGCTTTGGGCTCTGTACCCGTCGTCATCTCGAAAGTCGGTCTCGCCATATTTATCTCCAAGTTTGCGGACAAACATCAGCCCGAGGGCATACGCCTGTTCCAGTGTTATTCCAGCGTCGAGAGCCACCTTTAGAAAATACTGGCGGGTCTCAGGATCGACATGAATGTCGAAGATTTTCATATGATTTCTCCTGTCTTGCCGAAGTGGTTTAGCTCGTCACCGTAGATGATGTCGGGCTGTGAAATTTCCGAGGTCCAAGTCTTGAAACACGATAGGCACTCATAGTGGCTGGTGTGACCTATCGTGATCAGGACTTCGACTGGTTTGCTTGAGCAATGCGGACATCGTTTGTTAGATAGCTGCATAATTTAGGTTCACTGTTGTCTGCCATAAAGCTCAATCAAGGTCTGATCGAGCGCTGGCGCTAGGATTAGGAAAGCGTACGCCAGAACGAGTAGCATCGTCAGGCATAGGCTTTCGGCTAGAACGGTTTTTAACATACGTTAATCCCTTCCTGTACATCTGCATTGCACACACGGCGCATAGGTGATGACCGCGTTCTTTCACAATGGCTGGGGTTTGGCAGAAGTTACAATTGGTGGTCACTGTATATTCTGTCCTTCCTTGTTTTTGAAAGTTAGAACGTGAGGCTTATCGCCGGATCGATAGATTGGCTTATAATGACCATACGATAAGGCTTCACTTAGATCGTCTAAGCCAACCCAATCAAAACAATGCTCGTCATCGAGCGTCGCGACTGCTTGGTATTCCGTGACGGTCACCGTTTCCTTTTCTTTTGGAAAGCGAATCCACAGCCAGAAAGGGTTCAAGCGTTTCCTAAGTGGTTCTTCGTTGAACCAATGTGTTTCGGTCCGCTCACAATCGTCTAATTCGTAGCGTTTGAACAATACGTTCAAGTAGTCCTTGAAAGTATATCCATCGTTCCAGCTACGGCGGTGCTTTTTAAACGCCCGTGTTCGATAGGGGTAGATTGAATGAATGGTAATCTTGTCGTAGCCAACCCAATCGTGGTCGCCAGTCCCTACATAGGTAGTTCCAATTTGTATCTGCATTTGTTTAACCTTTCGTTTGTTCAGTCAACGTGCATTAAGGACGTTAGGGCTTTCCACAGTCCCGCCGGGTAATGCCGAGTCTCGCCGTCGTCACTTTCGCCGGTCCAACCGTCGCTATATTGTCTCGCGTTCTTCAAGATAACCACTTCACCATCACCGGGCGTTGTGTTTTTCAATTTGATCTTCCACATGTTTAAACGTCCCCCTCAAAATCAGTGCTGGGATGCTCTAAAGCTCTCGCAAGTTTGCGTCCAAGACGCTTCGCACAATCAGCTTCCGATGTGCCACGCTTCGCAGTCGGTGTGTTGTTCCACCAAACTGACCCAATAGCATTTTGAAGCATCTCGATCTCGTCAGCGGTAAGGCTGATGTTTCCCACATTCGACATGTTTTTCCTTTCGTTACGTTAGGTGTTTGTTGTATCACGAATTTAGGTTTACTGTACAGATATATTATTGGCGAGCCCTACTGTAAGCCGAATAGCCATCCATGCGGCGTTCGTGTTCCATGCGGGAAGCAATGCATGGTCCTATGTAACCACTAGGCGCGCATCTTGTTTCGTAGGTAATGACCTTACTCCACTGTCGGAACGCTTTGGACTTGCTGCCGCGAAACGTCACATCGTACTTGTCACAATAGCGGCGTAACCAAGCTATGCGTTTTTTCCACGACAGGGTAGTGGACCGGCTCAAGCTACTTTTGCCGAACTCCAGCATAGTCCTAGCTGGCCGGTGATAACGCAGCGATGACAGCAAATGGTTGTAAGCAATACACCAATGGTCGTCATGGCGACCGTCAATCTCATTAATGAGCGACGCCCGTGTGCGTTTGTTTCTGATGATGTTTAAACAGGTGTTTATCTTTTGGTCCAACATTCGTTTGGTTTCCTTTCGTTTCTATACAATGGTGTTGTCATCAAGACATTCCCAAAAAACAAGCAATGCCTTTTGGCAAACAGAGCGCCCGTTCTTGACCCTCTCTAGGTAGGGGCTACATATCGCTAATTGTCTACCGTGTTCGTACGGTACAGCGTTGTGATCATAGTCATCTGCCCGCCATGCCTTTCCTGACCGTGCATCGTTGAAGCCATCACTGAATGCTTTCGACTGCATGTACTTTCGCAAGCTCACACTTCGAAATCCGATTGTATTAGACATGTGTTTCCTTTCGGTTGCTGTGGTCACAATCGGCGGCACCGGGCTGATGCCGCCTGTCGTGATCACAATTTGTAGGTACGCTTCGACGCCTTAAAGATGCGGTTGTTTTTAAGTAGCCAGCGGATAGCCCTTGTAAGGCGCTCAGGAGGCCGTTGAGTGGCTTTAGCCATCTGACCCACTGTCACATGCCCAAGACGAATAGAATTGATCACAGCGTCCCTGTCGGCTTGCCGTTCGGCCTTCCGTTGCTTGCGCTCAATCTTAAGCTGTCGGTTGGCGTCCCGCCTTGCTTCGCGCTCGGCCTTGGCCGCTCGCAATGCGGCGGCTCGTCGCTCGGCTCTTTTCTTTTCAATGTTAGCGGCTCGCTTGGCAGCAATGTCGACAGCGCGGCGGCTGGCTTCCCATTGCTTCCATTGTTCGGGTGACCATAGCGCCCGGTTTAGAAAATCGGGTAGCGGTGGTGGCTGGTGGAATTGCTCAGACATATCGTAGACCCTTTCACTGGTGTTTATTGCACATGCTTACCAAAGTGTACGCGCCCGTTTCCGTGCGCTGGAATGGCAATTGATTTAGCGGCTACGGTAGACCCAGCGCATAAGCCGCATTTTTCGCAAGTCGTGCGCTGTCCTGCCTCTTTTGATGCTGGGCATAAAATTTCGTTCACCGGGTCTATCTCATTTGCATCGGCTACGACACGAAACGTGCGCTGTCCTTTTGTCCATGCTTCCACCGCCTCAACAAAAGTATCGACGCTGCGCATGGTTAAATCCGCTTGAAAGTCGGCTTGCGTGTCCGCTTGGTGACTGTAGCCGGTATGCCCCTCGGCATCCGTTAGTAGGGCTTTCCAGACGTATGCGGGGACCGCCGCTGGATCACCATAGGTGCCAAGCCGGACCTTGCGACCGGACCCCAGCGCGACGATAGGTAGGATTTGGGTGCGGTGCGGGTAGCGTCCGGCAATAAGCCCTTTCCAGACAATCAATGGGCCTTGTCCCAAGATGACATAGCAAGTCCGCTCAATAGCTTGTTTCTTGTCGGGGTCCGCAGTCGGTAAGCCACGGTGCGGGCAAGCGCCACATATGCTGAAGTCCTCGCCGGTCTTGCTCGCCTGTCGCGGGTCCATATCGGCCCGCATGATGTAAGTCTGCAGCATGCCGCCAGTCTTACCGTTTCGACTTTTGCCGGTAAGCGCGACGGCCACTATACGCTCGCCGTCGATTTGGCTGGGGCCGTCATAAATAACGTATC